CGAAGTTATCGGAAATATAGTACACTGTAAGAATGCAAAATCAAGACTTACAGTTGAGAACAGAGTTGTAGATGTCAGACTGACATACGACAAAGGACTCGACAGGTATTATGGTCTATTAGACCTTGCACTTGCATTTGGTGTCTTTAAGAAGTCATCTACTAGGGTAGAGTTGCCTAATGGTAAAACCGAATTCGGAAAAACTATTAACAACAACCCTGAGAAATACTTTACAGAAGATGTAATGAAACAATTAGAAACGGTGGTACAAGATTATTTTAAATATGGAAGCAAGACTGGAACAGACAATACTGAAGAATCTGATACAGAGTGAGCAGTTTACACGGAAGTGTATTCCATTCATTAAGTCAGAATATTTCACAGACCCTGAAGAGAAGGTTATATTTGAAGAAGTAAAAACTTACTTCGACAAGTACACTAAAAATCCAACAGTAGAAGCACTTCTCATCAACCTTGACAACAACACTAGTCTTAGTGATAATGTTGTTCAAAACTCTAAATCTATTGTTGATAAGATTAGAAAGGATACGGATGATACACCACAAGAGTGGTTAGCCACTGAAACAGAACAGTGGTGTAAAGACCGTGCAATCTATATTGCCGTGATGGACTCCATCACCGTCCTTGATAAAAAATCTCAAAGGTCTACTGGTGAAATACCTGAGTTATTGAAGGATGCACTTTCCGTGTCCTTTGACACCCATATCGGTCACGATGTCTTAGAAGATGCCGATGCACGATTTGAGTTCTATCACACTGAAGAAGAGAAGATTCCGTTTGACTTAGAATACTTCAACAAGATTACCAAAGGTGGTCTACCAAACAAAACACTCAATATCGTACTTGCAGGTACTGGTGTTGGTAAATCATTGTTCATGTGTCATCAAGCTGCATCATGTTTGATGATGAACAAGAATGTTCTGTACATTACTATGGAAATGTCAGAGGAACGTATTGCAGAACGTATTGATGCAAACATCATGAATGTTCCTATGAAAGAACTTGCTGACATGAACAAGAAGATGTACGACAAGAAGATTGAGAAACTCAAAGATAAGACAAAGGGTAAACTGATTGTCAAAGAGTATCCAACTGCATCAGCACACGTAGGTCACTTCAGACACTTGTTGCAAGAGTTGGATATCAAGAAAGACTTTCAACCTGACATTATCTTTATCGATTATCTAAACATTTGTGCAAGTCATAGAATCAGGCCAGGCTCAGGTGCAAACTCTTACACATTGGTGAAGAGTATTGCAGAAGAGTTACGTGGACTCGCAGTGGAATTTGATGTACCACTAGTGTCTGCAACCCAAACAACAAGAAGTGGTTATGGTTCTACTGACATTGGACTTGAAGACACTTCAGAGTCATTTGGTCTACCTGCAACTGCAGACTTAATGTTTGCATTGATTACATCTGATGAACTAGAAGAACTAGACCAGTTAGTAGTCAAACAGTTAAAGAATAGATACAATGACCCTACAGTGTTTAAGAGGTTTGTCATTGGTATTGATAGAAGTAGAATGAAACTCTATGATTGTGAACAAACAGCACAAGAAGAGTTGGTTGATTCTGCAGTAGATGATGACACTCCAGTGTTTGACAGAGGACGAGAAAAGTTTTCAGATTTTAAAATTTAGGGGTTGACAATGCCCCTACTTTTTACTATAATAGAGTAATTGCCCTGTTCGTCTAGTGGTTAGGACACATGGTTTTCATCCATGCAACAGGAGTTCGATTCTCCTACAGGGTGCCAGGCCTGTTAGTTCAGTTGGTTAGAACGCTGCCCTGTCACGGCAGAGGTCAGGGGTTCGAGTCCCCTACAGGTCGCCATTTTTGGTATATAAATACCACTAGTATTATGAAAACGTTGAAATCACAAGATGTAATTGACCTTCTGCAAAAGAAGATTAGATTGAAAAAAGAACTCCGTTCTGCAAAGAAAGAGGGAGACCAATCTTCTGTTACTGAATGTGCCACAAAAATTAAACAAATAGAAACAAAATTATCTCAGTCACCATTGTCAAAATCCTAAATAGTACTATACAAATTTAGGAGATTACCTATGGCATGGGCAGATGAAATTGCAACTTTGAACGATAACATCGCAGAGACGCAAAAACTAAAAGATTGGATAAACGGTGTATCAAGAGAGTACTCACTTGGTGCTGATGTTGATGGAACTGTAGAGTATGAAGTTAGAACAGCTGCAGGAAGGGATGGTTTCTTCGCAGATTGGAGAACTGATAATCCTACTGCATCAGCGTCTTCAACTGGATTAGAGTTAGCTACTTTTACTGCATGGGATGAATGGAATGGAACAGACTTCACATCATATGATGCAGAAAAGACCACTGAATTAACTAATCAGATAAATGCATTAACTACAGATAGAGACGATTTACAATCAAAAGTTGACGATGGAACCATCGTTGATGCAGGTTTATAAGAAATAAATAACCATAAATAGTAGTATTACATCGAAAAAGGTGATATACTACTATTATGGCAGTCAAAAATTTACATTTAGAACACCTAGAAGACGAAATCATTAATAACGGAATTAATGGTGGTCGTGCATCTGTGTACTTTTTATTAAGTCTTCGTGACATGATGAAAGGTAATGCAAAGAAAGGGTTCAACATGACAGTGAAATGGGATGGTGCCCCTGCAATTTTTTGTGGGAAACATCCTGAAGACGGAAGATTTTTCGTTGCAAAGAAATCACTATTCAATCAAACACCATTATTTTACACTTCAGAACAAGAAATCAAAGATGCACCTGAACTCTCAGGTGACCTAGAATCCAAGTTTTTAGATTCATTCAAATACCTATCCAAACTATCTTGGGGTGATGAAATACTCCAAGGTGATTTGATGTTCACAGAAAAAGATAAGAAAATGATAAAGGACGACTTTGAGTCCTATATTGCATTCGGGCCTAACACTATAGTGTATCGAGTGCAGACTAATTCTGAATTAGGTAAAAAAATTGCTTCAGCAAAACTAGGAATCGTCTTCCATACTACATATAGAGGTGGTACAATAGAAGACCTTTCTGCATCCTTTGGGGCAGATATTTCTAAACTTGGTTCGTCAAAAGACGTATGGATGGATGATGCAACGTATAAGGATGTTTCGGGCAACTCAACTCTCACAGCAAAGGAGACGGTCAGTTTATCACGCAACCTCACAGAAGTCGGAAAACAATTCCACAAAATCAAAAAGAAAGACCTCGAAAAATTCAGAGAAGTTCAACGTGCAATAGAAAAGAAAGGTGCAGGTGCAACTTATAAAACATATTGCAATGCACAGATTCGTGCTGGTATTTTTAAACCAAACTACAACGGATATCTAAAACACTTTGAAAACTACTGGAGAGATAAGGTAGTCGCAAAAGTTAAACTAGAAAAGACTAAGAACATCAAACGAGAGATTGGTGAACAGTTATATAATGAACTCAGAGGTTTGAAGTCTATGATTGATGCACTAACCAAATTCCAAGAGTTGATGGTAGTGTCAAAACAGATTATCATAGAAGGATTAAACAGAGTTAAAGGTATTGGAACCTTTGTTAAAACGTCCACAGGATTTAAAGCAGTAAATCCTGAAGGATATGTTGCAATTGACCAAGAAGGTAAGGCAGTTAAGTTAGTTGACAGGATGGAATTCAGTCAAAATAATTTTAACGCTGCAAAAAATTGGGATAAATAGTAATATGGAACTTAAATCATTCAGAGAAATTTGGGAAGAGATACAAGAAGCAGACTCTATGCAAACTCGTCTGAAGAAAAAGAAAGCATTCCAAAAGAACAAACATAAGATTCTTGCAAAACGTAAAAAGGCAATGAAGAAGAAGAATCTTGACCCTGCAAAGTTACAGAAACGTGCAGAGAAACAAGCACGTAATATGGTCGCAAAGAAGATGTTGAAAGACACAGATAAGAGTGACCTAGGTATGAGTGGAAAACAAGCACTAGAAAAGAAGTTAGACAAGAAGAAGTCTGCAATCAAAAAACTCGCAAAGAAACTTTTACCAATGATTCGTAAAAAAGAACAAATGAAGAATAAAAAACAAGGTGATACGAAAGATGGCGAATAAAAATTTTACAAGTTGGTTATCAGAAGCAAAAGGTAAAGGTGCAGTGTTCACCTTTGGTCGATTCAATCCTCCAACTACAGGACATGCAAAGTTAGTAGACAGACTTCAAAAAGTTGCGAAGGGATACGGTGATGCATTGTTATTTTCTTCACACTCAAATGATAAAGTAAAGAACCCGCTGTCACACAAAGATAAAGTTAAGTATCTAAAAGCATTCTTCGGTAAACAAGTGAATGTAATAGATGCAGATGTAAAACAGATTTTTCAAATCCTCACCTTCTTACATGACAAAGGTTACACTAAGATTAGAATGGTAGTAGGGTCAGATAGGGTCAGAGAATTCGATACTATCATCAAAAAATATAACTCAGTAAAAGGTAGACACGGTTTCTATAAGTTTGATGAGATTCAGATAGTCTCTGCTGGTGAACGTGACCCTGATGCAGATGATGTGTCAGGAATGAGTGCATCTAAGATGAGAGAGTTTGCAGAAAAGGGTGACTTCGAATCATTTAAAGAGGGAGTACCCAAAACAGGACAACGATTTGCACAGAAACTTTACAAAGATATCCGTAAAGGAATGGGTCTAACAGAAGACTTACAACACCTACCTCAGTACATGGTAGAAGATTTGATTACAGAGGGTGTCTATGACCCAGGCATCTTCAAAGCAGTATTCCTTATGGGTGGGCCAGGGTCAGGTAAATCAACTGTGGTGGATCAATTAAACCTAGTCAATCTAGGACTTAAGATTGTTAACACCGACAAAGCATTCGAGAACGGTTTAAAGAAAGCAGGACTTGGTCTTGATTTGAGAAACATGGATGCAGACCTAAGAGACCCAATCAGAAGTCGTGCAAAAGAAATTACTGCAAAACAAATGGATGCGTATCTAAGAGGAAGACTTGGTATGGTCTTTGACACTACAGGTGCAAAGGCAAGTAAAATTGTATCTTATAAAAACCTATTAGATAAAGCAGGATACGAATACAAGATGGTATTCGTTAACACTTCACTAGATTTTGCACAACAAAGAAACTCTGAACGTGCAAGAAAGTTACCTAAAGAAGTGGTAACTGCAGATTGGAATGCATCACAAAAGAACGTAGACTATTTTAGAAAGTTGTTTAAGAAAGACTTTATTGAGATTCTAAACAACGATGACCACAAGGCATTGATTAAGAAATCGGATGCACTATACGGTAAGATGTTAACATGGACAAGTAAGTTCCCTGCAAACAAACAATCACTTGCATGGAAAGAAGCACAATTACTTGCAAAGAGAAGTAAATAATATGTTAGACCTATTAAGAGAAAAGATTAGAACTGCACAAGACAAAGATGTAGAGGACAAGAAAGGTACTCAACCTAAAAGGTATTTTGCAAAAGATGCCGAGGGTGATGAGATGTCTAAGTCCACTAAAGATAAACGTGCATCTCATTTTGCAACCAATAGTAAGAAAGATGACGATGATGCATCTGCATACAAACCTGCGCCAGGCGATAAGTCTGCAGAAACCAAACCATCACAGTATACTAAACAATACAAGAAAATGTTTGGTGAAGATGCAGTGAGTGACATCAAAGCAAAACATGCAGATGAGATAGAGAAACTTAAGGCACGTCATGAGAGAGAACTAGAAGCACTTAAGGGTAGACAGGAAAGACAATCAGACACTGCAAAGTCTAGTGTTGATGCAGAGAAAGAAAGAGAGAAACAAAGAAAAGAAGTTGACACTCAATCAGAATCAATAGAAGAGGGTAAACTTGTTGCTAATGCATACAATATCATAGATGCACTTACCAGTGCATTTAAAAAGAGAGTACAAAAAGAGTACGATAGAAATCCTGAGAAAGGGATAGTCATGTTAAATCGTATGGGTGCATTGATTGGTGCAAAGGTCTCTAACAAGATGCAAAAAGACAACAAACTATTCTTAAAAATGGATATGGATGAAGAAACTATTGAAGAAGGATTTGCAGACAGACAGAGAGAAAAAACTAAGTCTCAACAGAAAGCACATCAAAAGGCAATGATGAAGATTGCAAGAAAATCTATCAAAGACTACGAGAAAAGAAATAAAAAGGGTAAAAAAGAAGAGACTGAAGTTGAAGAAGAGAGAGATTACAAAAAAGAGTATGCAAACTACCATTCTCAACCTGAACAAATCAAAAGACGTGCAAAGAGAAATGAAGCACGTAGATTAATGAAAGACAATAAAGACATCAAAGGAAAGGATGTTCATCATAAGGATAACAATCCTATGAACAATGATAAGAAGAATCTTTCAGTGGTCACACAAAATTATAATAGAAAAGAACCGAGGAATAGGTAATGGCAGGAAACAAACACGACAACGGAGTACACGAGATGGGCACAGAAGAAATGAGAAATGCATATCAGGAAGATACGCCTGGGCAAACAATCGAAGAGTATATTGAAGAGACTCAGAAACTGTTAAAACAACAGAAGAAGAAACACTTCAGTCAAGTGTTTCAAAATCCTCTAAAAGGATTCCCTTACAACGAAGAGTTTGAAGTAAAACCAATTAATGAAAAGGTAGAATACGTAGAGTATAAGTTTAAAAATAAAGGAGATGCTCAGAAAGCATTAGACTACTTTAAAAGTCAACAGTTAATCAAACTAGACATCAACGATGATGGATTAAGTCAGGGTGAACTTACAATTGATGCTGGTAAAAAAGATATGACTAAGTATCACAAAGAGGTAATGAGAAAGTTCAAACCAAAGGTTCAAACTCAGGAACAATCAGAAGATAAACTTCCTGATTTAGATGACATCGACAGTGGTCTCTTTGAGATAGAAGACTTAGAGAGAATGGAAAAACTGCATCAAGAAAATGCAGACAAGTCACTTGCTGCAAAGGCAGAGAAGTCAGGAGTGTCAGTTGGTACACTTAAAAAAGTTTACAACAGAGGTGTTGCTGCATGGAAGACAGGACACAGACCAGGCACAACTCCTGAACAGTGGGGTCATGCAAGAGTGAATGCATTCCTTGTAAAAAGAAAGAAGGGTAATCTAAACCACGATACAGATTTAGCATAATGAAAACATTAAAAGAACAAGCATTAGAATCAGTACTCTTAGATTTACAAGAGACTAAAACCAACTTTATCGACAACCCATTTAGATTGGGTTCGTTCATGTACTTTGAAACCATCAAAGAAGTTAGAAAACTGGTAGATGAACAGAAGTACAGACTTACAGAAGTCGATAAACACATCATAGAAACCGACTTAGGTGAATACGAAGTGTATGAGGGTCAGTTAGTAGCACTGGATTGTCCTATGATGGACATCGCAGAAGAGGAAGAACCTGAACTCAACAAACCTAAGAAAGGTGGTTCAAAGAAATATTACGTATACGTCAGAGACCCCCAAACAAAAAACATTAAGAAAGTATCATGGGGTGACACTACAGGACTAAAAGTTAAGATTGATGACCCAAAAGCACGTAAATCATTTGCTGCAAGACACAATTGTTCAACTGCAAACGATAAGACGAAAGCATCCTACTGGGCATGTCGACTTCCCTACTACGCAAAACAACTTGGTCTGAGTGGTGGTGGCTCATTTTTTTGGTAGACTAAATATTTGACAGGAGTTAATTATGAGTAATGTGATAAGTGAATATTGGAAGGATAACAGGAAAGCTGTTATCCGTCTTACAGAAGAAGGGTTTGAAGTAGACCTTTTAAAAGATACCGTCTTAAAGGAGACACGAAAACTACATGACCATGCAGAGAGTTATGCAGAATCTTGTGCAGAAAATTTTGTTGATGGGGTGTTTGATGTTGATGATTCCAATCCTAATAGTATTGGGTACTATGGTTATAACGAAAAAACTGATAACTACTACCCTGAGATAGATGAATAAACCTTATACTGAAACAATAGAGTTACAGCACGGAACAGACAGACAATATCTTATTAGAGAGTTTACTGATGAGGTAGATATTGAAGAACTGGTCTGGCACAGAGACAGACAACATAGAAAAGTGCATGTTTTGTCTAGTGACGGTTGGAAACTTCAAATGGAAGATAGGTTACCTGTCCCCCTTGAAGCAGGAAAAGAGTACTTTATTGGTCAAAATACCTACCACAGAGTAATAAAAGGTGAGGGAAACCTCATTGTAAGAATAGAGAATATATAAATAATACTACTATGAGTTATAAATCAGAAAACTGGAAAGAGAAACTCGAACAAGTTCGATTGTATGGAACCTTTGCTGAACACAAAGAAGGTTCTATAGAAGAGACTGCAGATGACGTTCTCACAAGAGAAATCGAAGAAGAACTTCGATTAATCGATGAAGAAGAACGAGCAAACATCGATGAAGAAGTCATCCTTGAAGCATCTGCTGGTGAGATGATTGACAAATTATTCAATCTAAAAGGTGATAAAGACGCTAGTTATGGTGTAGCAAAGATGTTAAACATGACTGGTGTTAAAGTTATCCAACAAATGCAAAAACAAAATCCTCAAGGATTCTTAAAAACTGTTCAAGCACTTGGTAGAGATAACAAAATCAAACTTGCAACTAACAATCAGTTAATGAAGATGTTTAAAGATGCAGGTGTAAAACCCCTCAAAGACGAAGTTGAACCAGTAAAAGAATCAGTAGAAAAGTCTATTGAAAAACTCACAGAAAAAAACATGTTGGGTCGTCTTGCAAAACAACTACAACTCAACGAAACAGGTAAAGAACAACTATTCAATTACTTTGAAAAAGGGGAATTAAAACAATGATTGACGAACTAACAAAAGCACTGATTGAGTCTTCAAGAGAACTTCTTGAGAAAGGATTAGATAAAGTCAATCCTACTGCAGTGAAGAAAGATTTCGATGACAGAAAAGACAAAGACATCGACAACGATGGTGACACAGACTCATCAGACGAATACCTACACAAAAGAAGACAATCAATCTCTAAGGCAATGAAAGACGAAGGTAACAAGTTTACTGGTGCATTGAATGCTGCAAAAGAGAAAGGTGATGACACCTTTATGTGTGCAGGTAAATCTTACAAAGTTAAAGACGTAGAAGAAGTTATTAAACAAGAGAGTAAGTAACATGAATCTTTGGCAGGAACTCAAAGAAGAATCAAGAAATCTCGTAGAAAACTACAGAGAACTTGCAAAACATGGCATGGGTACTGAGACTAAGAACTCAATCAAAGTAGGAACAGAGATTGATTATTATCGTGCTGACGGTGCTAAGTACATGGGTAAAGTCACCAAGATGACTCCAAAAGGTTACATTGTTAAAGATGATAAGAATGGTAAGAACTACCAGTTCACATATCACGATAGAACGAAAGCAAAAAAACTACTCGCAAAAAAGACAGACAAACTTTCTAACATCATCAAAAAGAACACAATCAAAAAAGGTAAGTTTGCAGGATACATGACTGACGAAGTCGAAGTTCAAGAAGGAACAATGGCAATTGGTATCTTTGACAGCAATCCTGCAGAGAAAAGAAAAGCAATTGCAGGAATGCAAAAACTTCTCAAAGGCAAACAAAATGTAAAAGTTGGTTCACCTGAAGGACGAAAGATTGGTGATCAGTTAGAGATGAAATATCTATCAGATGACGAACTTGCTGATGATTTCATGAGATCATCAAATAAAAACATGACAATTTCACAACTTCTCAAAAAACATGAGAAAAGACTTGGATTGAAATTCAAAGAAGAAGTCGAAGAAGTAGTATCAGAGGGGTTTACCTCCAAAGAAATCAAGATGGCAATCGGTGTTGCATCTGATAAACGATATGCAGGTGGTAACTACACTGGTGCTGTCAAGGCAATCGAAAAGATCAAGAAAGGTTTGTCTAACCACAAACAGGTAGCTGCAGTACTTAAAAGTAAGAACGAAGCAGTATCACCTGAAGGTGAGAAACCTAAAAATGTTATGGATGCATACAGACAGATGTGGGAAGACGGGCAAAAGTATGCACCTCAGTTAGACGAAGAAGTTGCAAACATCACTGTAGACCCAAGAAATAAAATACCAACACCTGCTGGACAAAACAAACACTCATTAGAAATTGTAAAACAAGCAAGAAGATTTGGTATCAAAGCATCACAACTAGGTAAACACATAAGAATTAAAGGTAATAAGAAGGCAGTTAATGACTTCTTAAGAATAGTTATTGGTAAGTCATCATATGGTGACCCAACAGAAAAGGACACATCAACACCTCAGATTGACAAGATGTTGACTAAAGGTTTAAAATAATATGAACTTGTTGGAAACATACAAGGAAATGCATCAACTTGAAGAAGCAAGAATTCCTCAGTATAAACCTACTAAGTTTGAAGGTAAAGAGTTTGACAGAAAGAAAGAAATCAAATCTTTACAGACTATGCAAAAGGCAATTCATAAAGTTGCAAAGATGCAAGATAGTATGCAGTATACTGCTGAAACAGGTGGGACTTCTTCAAGAGGAAATCCAAATGCAATATATCAAGGTCTAGTAGATGCTGAACAGGCAATATTTGCTTACATGGGTGGTATCGAAAGAGGAAACTTTGATGGTGTCATTGACATGGACAGAGATTAATGGATAGAGTAGACGCAAGATACAAAATCTTTAAAGAGAAATTAAAGAAACTAGGTTACGTTAAGGACTCTGCAAAGAAAGTCAACAAAGTCATGACAGAGAAGACTGCAGACTTTGGAATGATGTCTGATGCTGGTAATAAAAAGATTGCACGTGCAGTTGCACAGGCAAAAGACGAAAAAGATTTAAGAAAGAGAATCGAAAAGATTTCTACGATGGCTGGGGGTAAATACTCCGAGGCACAAGAAGACGAAGTTATTCAAAGAGCAATAAGTGCATTGGATGACAACGCAATGGGTTCACAAGCGTGGGCCGATAAGAACGTAATGGTTCAGTTAGGTAACTTTAAAGACTTGACAAAAGACGGTGAAATCTCTACTAATGACAATAAGAAAACTAAGGTCAAAAGAGATGATGCAGTTAAAGTTTATGACACATTAATGAAAGTTAAAGCACCTGTTCGAACTAAATATATACAGTTATTACAGAAAGACTCCAAGTCTTTCAAAAAGACATTCAATAGTGTATTGAGTGTTGCAAACAGATTTTAAAGGAGAAAAAAATGGCACTTTGGGGATTATTAGACAACGAAGATTCAAAACCAAAATACCTTAACACCGCTGATAAGGCAAACACTTATGGTGTTGACACTGCTGAAGTAACTGCAAATGCAGATTCAGGTGTTGTATCAGAAGGTTGGGCATTAAGAAAAGAAGTTGGTTCAAGAGTACAGTGGGAGACATTAGTCGCAATGTCTTCAGGTTCAATGGGTTCAGACGTTGCAGACTTTGATGACGATTCAGACGTAGCAACACCTGATGTAGATGACGATACTGTATTAGCAGATAGTTAAGAGATAAATTATGAAATATAAGTTATTGGCAGGACACGAAGCACTACAAGTTGGTTCAACCAACGGTAGTAACTTCGGTTCATCAACAGTAGTCAGATTGTACAACAGTGATTCTGCATTTCATGTGGTATCAGTGGAAACATCTGCAAATGTATTAATTGGTTCTATCCATATAGGTGCAGGTCAATCAATTGACTTACAAAAAGACCCAACTGATGAAGTTTTTTCAGATAGTGCAACTGTTTTTGGAACTCCAGTAGCAACAAACGCTTAGGACGTATTATGAAAAATTTTAAAGAATTTGTAACAGAACTTTACAGACCATCAACATTTTTTGGTGCAGGTCTTTCTTCAAAGAAAGTACCATACGATGTAACTGATGAAGATGTTAAGTTGACAATCAACGCAATTTTAGGTCACACTGCAGTGTCAGAATTCCTAAATCCAAAGGCCGCAATCGGACAAGTAGAATCTAAACTTGCACAAGTTGGTATCAACAGAGTACAACATCCTTCAGATGACCCTAGAAACGAAGTTTCCGAAGAGGAATTTTCAGGGTCAGGTGAGACAGTAGTATCGTTCTCACAGTTTGGTGAAATCATCGGTAAATCCGTTGACACACCCATCGATGAACTAGAAAAGGAAGAAAAAGTTATCGATGTAAAATTCAAGTACGAACAGTTAGACAACGGAACTTTCAAAGTCTACGGTTCTTTAGTGTAAGACTTGGGGACTTTCTTGTCCCCTTTTTTACATCTAAATACATTATATTATGGGATTATTTGACAAACTCACAGCAAAAAACTTTCAAGCATTCGCACTAAAATACTACGATGACCCTCAATGTGAGGACATGGAAGATTTCCAAGAAGACTTGAGACGTTTCCGATATCTTAAACGATTACTGTATCGTCATCATGAATATGGTGAAGTACGTGAACGTCTAATGTTAAACCACATCATCACGTTGTTCAACGTCTTTGGATTTGAACCGTGCATGAGAATGCTAGAATTCAAAATCAAAGAAGAAACCTACTGGACAAGTATCAAAACTATGTTATTATACTTAGGATACGTCAGAGAAGACTTTAAGTCAGATATCCTAATAGATGATAAATTAGTTGAAAGACTAAGAGAACTATAACGCTGGATTAGCTCAGTTGGTAGAGCAGTTGATTTGTAATCATCAGGTCGAGAGTTCGAATCCCTCATCCAGCACCATCTCCACCTTTCAAAACACCTAAATAGTACTATGAGAGTCGTAGATACATTAATAGTTTTCCGTATTCTGAAGATGTTAACCACACCCTTCAATAAACAACCTGCATTCAAATTTGGGTTTATTGATGACAAGGGTAACAGAATTAAGTTCAAACAAGTTGAAGGTTCTAATCAGAAAGTAGAAAACAATCCTAAGACTGATGAGGAAAAGGCATCCCTTACACCTCTACATCGTCTTGTCTTTAACCTCAAGAAAATCATTGAGAAAGTGCCTTTTGGTAAATCTGCATTTGCATCATATGCTGTTGCACTTGCACTACTAAAGGAATCAAATGAACTCAATGACGAACAAATGCAAAGACTTGAAGAAGAATTTTACCATTGGTTGAAAGACAACGACATGGTAACCACGGACATGATTACAGAATCTGCATTGTTAGATACACTTGAAAGGGGTATGTATCGACTCAGAAGAAAATTAACTCAGAACGAATCAGAATATACTCCAAAATCCGAACTCTTTGTAAACAATGAGTATGCACAATACTATGGTGTAACAGTTTACGCTGGTGTTTGTGAGGGAGAAAGAGTGTTGGTAACTGCAGATGATGTATATTGAAGCAATCCAAACCATCAATAATCTGAAGTTCTCAGATTTTGGTAATCACAAGAAAGTCAAGTACAAAGATATTGAAGTCTTTAGTGGTGACTGGAAAGACATTACATTACCCACACCTCCAAAGAATGATTCAAGACAAGTCCGTATGGAGCTCGATGAAATCAAAGACATACGAGACAACACAACCAAAGAACAAGAACTAGAATACATCAACACAGATGAGAACCCATACTTCTATATTCAAGAATATATGGAGAAGGAAGGGTTAGAGTATGATGAAGAGAGAATGGTTTACTTAGGAGAACAAGTAAGACCCATCATACGACACTACAAGAACATGTTCGATAGACCAAGGCCTTATCAAATTGCAAAGGAACTTGGTATCGACTTTGACAGATATAAAACAGAAACATCGAACACACCATCGTACCCCTCAGGTCACACGGTGCAACCTAAGATTGTTGCGAACTATTATGCAACAATATATCCTGAACACAAAGACGGATTCTTTAAGGGTGCAGAAATCAGTGGACTAGGAAGAGTAAGAATGGGTGTACACTTCCCATCTGATATCGCTGCAGGTCATGAACTTGCAAACAAACTGATGAGGTATCTCAAGTTTGATATGATGGAAGATGCACCAGTTAATGCAACTGGTAGTGCAGTCGTAGGGACTGGAAGTGATGTCGCAACATGGAGACCTAAAAAGAAAAGGAAACTCCATGATGTGATGAAACGATTCACATAAACATTATGATTAAATTTTTGAATTACTTAGCACTATTGACTTCAATTGTCATTGCAGGAATCGCTGCATACTTCTCAGTTATCGGTATGGCAACTATGTTTGCAGGTGCATACCTTGGAACAGTTGTAATGATGACTGCATTGGAGACAGGGAAGTTAGTCACCGCTGCATACCTACACTTAGTGTGGGATAGGTTAAACTACCTAAAGTACTATTTACTACTTGCAGTTGGTGTCCTCATGTTGATAACATCACTAGGTATATTTGGTTATCTATCTAAGGCAAACATCGAAGTCAATCTCGTAGGAGATGGTAACAATTTAGAACTGTCTGTATTGGACACACGTATCAGTGCAGAGAGAGACAAGATAGACAGACTCAATGACAGATTAGAGGGTTTAGACCTTGTTGTGACCACAGGAAGACCACAAGATAGAAACTATATCAACAGACAACAAAGAGATGAGAGACAACAGATTGCAGAAGATATTGACACTTCTATTAATCTGATTACAGAGTACACTGAAGACAAACTACCTATACAACGTAAACAGTTGGAACAAGACTCAAAGATTGGGCCAATCAAGTACGTTGCAGAGGTAATATATGGTGAAGAAGAGGTTGTCAAGTACCTTGACAATGCAGTGAGATGGGTGATTTATGCACTTATTTTCGTGTTTGACCCCCTTGCAGTGTTACTACTAGTGTCATCAACTGGTATGATAGCACGTAAAAGAGATGAAGAAAAACCGAAAGTAGTTGAAAATAGATATGTAATTCAAGTACCAAAAAAACGAGTTAAAGACTTGTCAAAAACTAAATAATAGGTTAATATTAACAATAGGAGAAAACAATCATGGCAGCACCTGAAGGATACGATACCCCAACAATTCCAGGCATGGATGACTTGGCAGGAAGACTTGCATGGTTCAATGGCGCAGGATTACCACCTCAACCTACTGGTTATGCAGACATGGAAGCAGACGACCCTCAAAAGGTTGCATATGATGCTTCAATGGTCACACATGGCGAACAGGTTGCAGAAATCCAAGCATTGATCGATGCATAATAGTTAGAGTAATTAACGGACATTTTACGGACAAACTGTCCACTTTTTGTCCGTTTACATAGAAACATGCATTTAGGGAACTGAATGCATGTTTTTTTATCAGAGAGGAAAATCCCCTTGAAATAACGTACATTTAGTGATATACTAGATGTATGCTATGGTTAGAACGAAAATACCTTTCGATGGTCGTGTCATCACTCGACAGAGCATCATGGAAAGGTGATAATACATTAAATCACCGATGTCTTTATTGTGGAGATTCACAGAAGAATCTCTATAAGGCACGTGCATATCATTTCACAGTTGACCAATCATTTGTCTATAAATGTCACAACTGTGGTAAATCAACATCAAGTGTTAACTTTATAAAAGACCATTTCCCAACTATTCACAAAGAATATGTGAAAGAATGGTTGAAAGAAACTGGGCGTGGAAAACGTAGACCTCAAAAAATGTTGTCTGCAAATGCATTCAAGTTTAAGAGTAAAGTTGACCAACAAGATGTACTATATAAATCAATGGAGACACTCAAAGGAGTGTGTCACGGTGCATGGGACAAAGTAGTCGCAAGAGAATATCTACAAGAACGACTCATTCCTGATGAAATCATTAAAGCACTGTGGTTCGTCTCCAACTCACAATCTCTGTCACACTTAAGTAGTAAGTACAGAGACAGAGTTCTAGGGAATGACCCTAGGATTGTGTTACCATTTTTTGATGAAAATGGGGAATTAGCAGGTGTCAGTGGACGTGCAATCAATGATTCACCTTTACGATACCTCACAATGAGATTCCTAGATGACGTTCCACTCATCTATAATATAAGAAATGTGGACAAGTCAAAGACTGTTTATGTCACAGAAGGGCCAATAGACAGTCTATTCCTACCCAACAGTATTGCAGTAGGTGGTAGTGATTTTAAAAAGCTTGATAATAGTTTTAAAGAGAATGCGATACTCATTTATGACAACGAACCAAGAAGTTCTGAAATATTAAAGAAAATAGACGAAGTCATTGACCAAGGATGGCAGGTCTGTATTTGGAATGACAAACGTGTCAGTAATTTCAAAGACATCAATGACATGGTTAAAGGTGGATTGGAAGTGGATGAGATTATCGATATTATTAACTCTTGTACATATACTGGCCTTTCTGCAAAACTAACACTAACGGAGTACAAGAAAATATGAGTAATACTGACATCAAAGTAGTCAAGTCAGACGGAACCAAAGAAGGAATTGAATTAGAAAAAATCCACAGAATGGTGGAGAAAGCATGTAAAGGAATTACAGGTGTATCTGAGTCATTGGTAGAAATGAACAGTGGTCTACAATTTTATGATGGTATTACCACAAAAGAAATTCAAAAGATTCTAGTCAAATCTGCAAGTGACTTAATCTCATTGGAATCACCAAATTATCAATTCGTTGCAGCACGATTACTTCTGTTTGCAATTCAAAAACAAGTGTTCAACACCAAGTGGAAGGACAGTGAAATCTATCCTTCACTGTTAGAACTAACAAAAAGAAACATAGAGTATAGAGTGTACGATGAAGAGATTCTTACACTATACACAGAGGAAGAGTTTGATACACTGGACAAGTACATCAAACATGGTAGAGACATGGACTTCACCTATGCAGGTTTACAACAGGTTGTAGACAAGTATTTGGTGCAAGATAGGTCTACATCAACCGTATATGAAACACCACAGTTCATGTACATGCTTATTGCAATGACACTATTCAGAGAATATAAGGAGAATAGACTTGATTACATTAAACGATATTACGATGCAATATCGACTTTCAAAATTAACATACCGACACCAATTATGTCAGGAGTTAGAACCCCACTACGACAGTTTGCATCATGTGTGCTTGTCGACTCAGACGACACCTTGGGGAGTATTTTTTCCAGTGACATGGCAATCGGAAGATACGTGGCACAACGTGCAGGTATCGGTATCAATGCAGGACGAATCAGAGGATTGGGTGCAAGAATCAGAGGTGGGGAAGTGCAACATACTGGAGTTATTCCCTTCCTTAAGAAGTTCGAATCTACCGTTAGATGTTGTACCCAAAACGGAGTCAGGGGAGGTAGTGCAACTGTCCACTTTCCAATCTGGCACCAAGAAATCGAAGACATTATCGTTCTCAAAAACAACAAAGGAACAGAAGACAACAGAGTTCGCAAGTTGGACTACTCCATTCAGTTATCAAAGTTGTTCTATGAACGTTTCCTTCGAAATGATGACATAACATTATTCTCACCACATGATGTGCCTGGCTTATATGAAGCATTTGGTACACCTGAGTTTGATGAGTTATATGAAAAGTATGAACGTGCAACGTCCATACCTAAAACAAAAATAAGTGCAAGAGAGTTAATTACAGACCTATTAAAAGAACGTGCAGAGACTGGCAGAATCTATATCATGAATATAGACCATTGTAATGAGCACAGTAGTTTTCTTGACAAAGTGAACATGAGTAATCTTTGTCAAGAGATTACACTTCCCACCGACCCCATTGACCATATTGATGGTAGAGGTGAGATTGCACTATGTATTCTAAGTGCAGTAAATGTTGGACTTGCGAAGGATGAGGAAATGGAGAATCTCTGTGACCTTGCAGTAAGAGGACTAGAAGAACTGATTGATTATCAACAGTATCCAGTTAAAGCTGCAGAGAGATCAACACTTGCACGTAGAAGTTTAGGTATTGGATACATTGGACTTGCACACTTCCTTGCAAAGAATAAGGTGAAATACAATGACCCACAAGCATGGAAGTTAGTACATGACCTCACAGAGAAGTTTCAGTACTTCCTATTAAAGTCATCTAACACTATTGCACAAGAGAAGGGTGCATGTGATTGGTTCCAAAGAACTAAGTATGCAGATGGTATTCTACCTATCGACACTTACAAGAAAGAAGTGGATGAGATTGTACCTAACAAATTATCCATGAACTGGAAACAACTAAGAAAGGATATACACAAACACGGTTTAAGACACTCCACATTGACTGCACAGATGCCGTCAGAGAGTTCTAGTGTTGTGTGTAACGCAACAAATGGTATTGAACCACCACGTGACTATCTAAGTGTTAAGAAGAGTAAGAAGGGTACACTCAAACAAATTGTACCTCAGTACTCACACTTGAAGTCTGCATATACTCTATTATGGGACATGCCAGATAACACAGGTTATATCAATGTGGTTGCAGTTATGCAGAAGTTCTTCGACCAAGCAATCTCAGGAAACTGGTCATACAATCCTGAGAACTATGAGAACGGAGAAGTTCCAGTGTCAGTAATGGCACGTGACCTTCTAACCACATACAAGATGGGTTGGAAGACTTCATATTACCAAAACACTATGGACGGTAAAACAGAAGACGTTGTTGGTGATATGCCAAGTGCAGTAGACGATGCAGCTAATGTCATGAGTCAATATGACACAGATGAAGAGGATTGTGAGGCTTGTGCCATTTAAGGATTAACAATTATTATGCCAATTAGAGAAGAAGATAGAACTGTACAATATATTCATGATGCTGGTGATGGTAGTAAAAAGGTTATGGGAAGAACCAATCCTGAAACATGGCAGTTCATGAAAGAAAGATACGTAGTGTTACGTAACTTCATACCTAAAGATATTATAAACATGTGTTTAGATACATGGAAGACAACTGAAAATAACCCTGATTGGGAAGATGCATTCATGCATCGTGAGGTCACTGACATCACACATATGACTCCTGAACACCAAAAGAACAAATCTAAAGGTGGATATTGTACACCATGGGGTGTTGCAATACATAGATGGATTCATGATGCATTAGATAACAAAATTGACCTTGACTTAGGAGAAACATACTCTTATACTAGAAGATACGAAAGAGGTGCTTATCTAACGTCTCATACAGATAGACCATCGTGTGAAGTAAGTGCAACTTTGTGTTTAGATTACAAATCAGATGACGGAAGTCCATGGAAGATATGGTTGCAAAACGACCAAGACTACATTGATTTCCATAACAATCAACAACTAGTTGAAGAAACTCAGGGAATTCCACCAAGACGTAGAGAGAAAGCAAAATGTGTTACATTAGAGGTAGGAGACGTGTTATTATATCAAGGGCCCAACATACCTCATTGGAGAGATACATTTGTTGGTGATTACTCTTATCACATATTTGTACATTTTTACAATAGACAGAGTAACATGTTAAATCTGCCTTGGGGTAACCAAGAAGATAGACAGGGAATGGTTGGTGCTGTTCCACCAAATTCAGTATTAGAATTTGATGGTAGAAAAGATAGATATAGTGCAATTGATTCTACTACAGAACAACGACAGTACTTTGAAAAATTTAGTAAATTTTGGGACAGGGATATATTCAGAGAAGTGCCAGATGTAGACAGGTCATTATTTTGTAACAACTATACCCATTTAACTAAATTAGAAACAAAGAAGAAATGAGAAGAGAATGACAGTATTTAACAAGAACAACATAGACTTCACTAAACAGAAATTATTCTTTGGTGAACCACTCAACACACAGCGATTTGATACATTCAAATATCCTATATTTGACAAGTTAACACAGACACAACTTGGTTTCTTTTGGAGACCTGAAGAAGTGTCATTACAGAAAGATAGGTCTGATTATCAAACATTGAGTGATGCACAGAAGCATATCTTTACATCTAACTTAAGGTATCAAACACTTCTTGATTCAGTTCAGGGAAGGGCACCATCCATAGCATTCCTACCTTTTGTGTCCCTACCTGAACTTGAGTCTTGTATCATCACATGGGACTTCATGGAGACTATCCATAGTCGTTCATACACTCATATTATTAAGAACGTGTATGCAGACCCTAGTGATATCTTTGACACTATACTAGATGAACCTGCTATTGTCAAACGTGCAGAAATGGTGACAGAGAAATACGACCAGTTTATTGAATTGGGTAGACGAAGACTCTTAGGTCTTAAAGTTGAAGATTATGATTTGTATAAAGCATTATACCTTGCACTTATAAGTGTAAACATTTTAGAAGGAATTAGATTCTTTGTATCCTTTGCATGTTCATTCGGATTCGGAGAACTGAAACTCATGGAAGGTAGTGCAAAGATTATCTCGTTTATTGCAAGAGACGAATCACAACACCTTGCAGTGTCACAACACATTCTCAAGTGTTACAAGAACCACGAGAACGACAAACTCATGAACCAAGTCATGCAGGATTGTGAACAGGAAGTGTACGAACTTTATGAAAGTGCCGTGCAACAAGAGAAAGAATGGGCAGAGTTTTTATTCAAGAACGGTTCGATGATTGGACTAAGTGTACCTTTGTTGAATCAGTATATTGAATACATATGTAATAAGAGATTAAAAGCAATTGGTCTTAAACCAATCTTTAGTATCTCTTCAACTAACAATCCTTTACCATGGACACAACACTGGTTCAACAGTAGAGGACTACAGAATGCACCACAAGAAACTGAGATTGAATCTTATGTGATTGGTGGTATTAAACAGGACGTGTCAGACGATACGTTTGCAGATTTTAAACTATAGGAGTATATTATGATTGAGATATTCAGTAAACCATCGTGTCCTTATTGTGTTAAGGCAAAGTCTCTTTGTGAACAACAGGGATATGAATTTGAATACAAAATGCTTGATGAGGACTTTACTAGGGAAGAACTGTTTGAACAGTTCCCTAATGCAAGGACTTTTCCCCAAATTAGGGTGAATGGAGAGTCCATTGGGGGGTATGATAACCTCCTAGAGTGGCACCTCAACAAGTAAGTTATTGATTTTAAAGGAAAAAGAAATTTCAATTTAGGGGTTGACAAAGTGAGGCAATATAGGTTATACTTACCCAGTAATGACAAACAAGACGTGATATGTGAGAGGTGGAAACACCTGTTTAAGATGATTGACCGTCAATATCAAGAAGTTCGAGTGTATACTGCAGGGATTGAGTTCTCTGAAAAGGATGCCAAACATCCACTTCCCTATGCAGTACTCGATGGTGAGAAGAAGTCCTTTGAAACCCTGTGGGATAAAATAGTAGTTAAGACAGGTAAAGCGGAGGACGATTACGTACCAAAATATGACTAAGGTAAAACACGAAATTTATTGTGATAATTGTGAACTGGATATTGACATTCAGTACGATTTAGATGACAATTCAGAGTACCAAGAAGAGGAAAAGGAAGTAGAGTTCTGCCCCTTCTGTGGTGACATTATTAGTGATGAGGAAAGTGACTATGAAGAAGACGTTCATTGACAACATTCATGTTGAGTTCAAAGGACAAATCAAAGACAAAAAACGTATAGAGAAATACGTCAAGTCAGTATTACACTATTTCATGCCACGACTTCGTAAGAACATCTTTGTCGAAGTCAAATTCACCAAAGACCTAGGTGGTGACTACGGTTACTGCATGGGTAACAAAGACTGTGTAGAGATTGAGATTGGTAAGTACAATTTCAGTCTCGACCAAATGATGGTCACCCTTGCACATGAACTCATTCATGCAAAGCAATTCCTAAAGGGTGAACTTACCCCCACTATGAGGAATTGGAAGACCCTAAACTATGTGGGTATTCCCTACTCACGTCAACCATGGGAACGTGAAGCATACAAGAAAGAAGAGTTTATTTACGAACTATTTTGGGTGAAATAAATCCCCAAAGGGGTTGACAATGCCCCTCACTTTTTGTTATTATATACACATGATGAAAAAAGACGTAAACAAAGTAAAAAGAATCTTCGTTGATATGGACGGAGTTGTTGCAGACTTCCTTGCTGGATGTTCTGAAATGATGGGTAAACCCCTCACCAGTGATGATGCTGGTCACTCTGAGTATGACCTCAGGAAAGAAGAATTAACTAACAAAAGACTATTCGGAATGTTACCTCCAATGGTTGACTATGCAGATTTGATTGGATATATCAAACACACTGGTCTTCCTTGGGAGATACTCACTGCCGCAGGAACTGTGAACAGAGAGTTGGTAGTCTATGACAAGAACAAGTGGGTAAGAAAGTATATTGACCCCACAGTTGTTGTTACTTGTACTTACAGTGGAAGTCAAAAGGGTGCCTTTGCAAAAGAGGGATTCGTATTGATTGACGATAGACCAAAGAACATCAAAGCATGGGAAGATGCAGGTGGTATTGGTATCATCCACGAGAGTGCAGAAAAGACAATCAATATTTTAAAAGGTTTAAGAAACGGAGTATAGTATGGGATTAGATAGAATTAAAGATGGGACTGCAAGATGGTATGTGGTCAACACTCAGAATCTTGAGGAGTATGGAACGAACTTCCATAAGTTCAAGGGTGGTTCTGAGTATGTGGTTGGATTCCATGTAGACAAACTGGTCTATGAGGAAGATGCATTTGGTGAGGGTGAACACTCTTATTACAATTCACCTTCTCTTACGGAAGCATCTGTTGCTGCTCTTGTTATGAAACATGTCAACAGACTGAATGGTCTGAGTGGTTCTTTTGATTATATCACTAACATTGAAGTGATTGATTCCCCTTTTAACACACCTGACTATCCAACATGGAGAGGTAGTGCAGAGGACTTGATTGAGGAAATCGAGGACTTGAGAGAATACAATAAGAACATGGTGGC